TTACATACGTGCTGTGCATTGGGAGAATAACGCAGCAGTAGATACCGTTGCTTTGAATGTAGTTGTCTTAGGAGGCCAGTAACATGAGTACAATTAAAGCAAATACCCTCCTGCACTCAGATGGTACGTCAACGACTGCGCCGAGTATTCCAGCGTTAGATAAGCGGTTTGCTAAGGCATTTATTCGATGGAATATGGCGACTGCAAGCACAGGGACACTAAATGGCACGGGTGATGTTTATGGCTTTAGTAGTATTACTGATACCGCACTTGGTAATCAACTTCTTAATTTTACAAGTGCAATGCCTAACGCTACTTATGTCGCATTAACAACTAGCAATGCAGTATTTAACTGGGTAGGTGTTGCAACTGCTGTTCTTAGCACGACAACAACTTACGTCCATGTATATCACGTAGAAAATAACGCTAATTATGACGCAACGATTGTTTCGCTCGTCGTATTTGGAAACTAAGGAACAAACAAATGAAAATAATCTATCAAACACCAGAAGGTACAGTTTCAGTAGTTACACCAGCCCCCAATTGTCCACTCAGCGATATGGAGACAGCACTAAAAGATGTGCCAACAGGACTAAAGTTTAAGATCGTGGAGGACTCCTATGTGCCAAGTGATCGAACATTTAGAAACGCATGGACGGTAGATGAGGCTGAGTTGACCGATGGGGTAGGCGACTAATGGCTACAACGATACGAGGCAATGATAATTGGGACAGCTCGCTTCCATCTAATGTTGTTTCTGCCACAAATGACACATTAGTTTCTATAGCCACAACGAGTTGGGTAGACATCGGGTTATCACTTTCGATTACTCTTGCTTCCACAGCAAGTAAAGTAAAACTGGAATATGCGATTCAAAACTTTCTTATAAACACCGCCGCCACCGGAATTTCATTTAGACTTGTCCGAGACTCAACACCTCTTTTTACGGCTGGGGCTGGGTATTCAACTTATACCGGCACTGGATCAAATCATCTCACCACAAGTAATATAGAGATTGATTCTCCAGCCAGCACTGCGGCAATTACTTACAAAGTGCAGGCGCGTGGTTATAATGCAACACTTGTACCAATTAATAACGGTAGTTTATATCGCAACACACTAATCGCAACGGAAATAGCAGGATGAACATTTTAGACAATACAGTACACAAAGCAGATGCAATACAAAGCCTATGCCCGTTGGCACAATGGGTACTGCGCGGTGATGATCTTCAGTGGATAGATGAACTCCAAGACGAGCCAACACCTGAAGCAATTGACGCAGAAGTAATCCGACTACAAGCTGTCTATGACTCATTAGAGTACGCTCGTTTACGAAAAGCCAAGTATGACTTACTCAACCAAGATGAGATGCGTTATGACGATCTTATGAACTCAACGACTACGTGGCAAGATGCCATTGCTGCAATTAAACTGGAGTTTCCAAAATGATTACAATAGACATGAACAAAGCCAAGGTTATTGCACATGATGTACGCAGAAGTGTACGCAACGCAGCCTTTGCACCCTTAGACATCAAAGCAACAATACCTAGCGAAGCAGTAGCAGCGGAGGCAAGTCGTGCTGCTATTCGTGCAGCAGATGCAGACTTACAGATATCAATGGATTCTGCAACTACCGCTGATGAACTCAAAGCATTAATTCCAGCACAGGAGTAGCAGATGACTAAATCGGCAACTAGAGAAACGGCTGACATCGCTAGTGTTGTTGGGCGTAAGAATGCCATCATCAACGGTAACTTTGACATCTGGCAACGTGGGACAAGTCAGACGGCTGATGGTTATGGTAGTGATGACCGATGGCAAAATGGTGCAAGTGGGTCAACTCAAGTAGCTAGTCGTCAAACGTTTGCATTAGGTCAAACCGATGTCCCAAATAACCCTAAGTATTATTCAAGGACGGTTGTTAGTAGCGTTGCTGGTGTTGGTAACTATGCAATTAAAACCCATAAAATTGAAGGGGTAGAAACCTTTTCAGGAACTACAGCAACAGTGAGTTTCTGGGCTAAGGCCGATGCCAATAAAAATATTACCGTGGAGTTTAGGCAATATTTTGGGTCAGGTGGTTCACCTACTGGGCAAATTACTGGAATTTCACCAACAACTGTTTCTTTAACAACGTCATGGGTAAACTATAAAGTACCTGTTGCAATTCCCTCCATAGCAGATAAAGTTTTAGGCACTGATGGTAATGATTTTCTTCAACTAAATTTATGGCTAGACGCTGGCTCAAACTTTAACGCGCGAACAAACTCCCTCGGTCAACAATCAGGCACGTTTGAATTTTCACAAGTTCAAATGGAAGCTGGCAGTGTAGCCACAGAATTTGAGCCAAGATCAGTCGGGCAAGAGTTGGCTTTGTGTCAGAGGTACTTCGAGCGCAATGTCTCATTTGGGGTGGTTCATGTTATAGGATATGCCTGTAACGGTGTTCCTTTTGCGGTTACTAAACGTGGAGTTCCGTCAATAACTTATTATTCTACGGAAAATGGCACTGGCACAGTTGGTAGTTTAAGAGAAACCGAAGTAAGCGGAGCAGCCAAAGTGGTTCATAGTTCTCAATTTAATATATCTGGGATAAAACGAATAAGGATTACTTCGACTGGATATACAACCACCACAATGAGTGGTTCTTTTGACGCAAGTGCGGAGTTATAAGATGACGATTGAAACTGTAAAGATTCAAGGCGAAGGTTGGTTAGTCAATGGCTCAATGTCAGTACCCAATTCTGGAGGCAACAGTGACTATCACGATGTCCAAAAGTGGATAGCCGAGGGCAACACGCCTGACCCAGAGTTTACGGACGCAGAGATTGCGGCCAATGCTCAACGAGAGATCAATCAAGAAAACCTAGCGTATCTTGCAGATACCGATTGGTACGTCATACGCAAGGCAGACACAGGCACGGCTGTGCCAACTGACATCTTAGATGCTAGAGCAGCAGCTAGATTACTAATAGAGGAATAACAAATGACATACAAAGAAGCCATTAATCAAGTGCTCAGTAGGTTGAGGGAACCACTAGTCTCTGTAAGTTCAATAGCAACAAGCACTCCTTACTCGGCTTTAATTGGTATCTTATTGAATGATGCCAAGTCAGAGATTGAAGCAGCTTGGAACTGGAGCGGCCTTAGAAAGACAATTACCGTAACGACCATTGCCGACACGTTTGGTTATGAACTGAATGGCACGGGTAACTCATCGACCTTCTTAAGTGTAATCAATGATACCACCAACAGCGACATTAAGTACGCAACGGCTAATCAGTTTAACTCTTGGTACCTCAAGAATACTCCCGCTTCAGGCTCACCCACGTACTACTCCTTCAATGGTGTATCGGCTGATGGAGATACCCAGATTGAATTCTACCCCAAGCCAACGGGTGCAGAAACAATTAGGATTAACTACATTGCGCGAGAGGTTGACTTTACCTCAACGGACACTGACATAGAGGGTGGCACGTATTCCATACCCGCCCGTCCGATAATCCTACTGGCGTATGCCAAGGCCGTCGAAGAACGCGGGGAAGACGGAGGCGTTGGCGCAGGCCCAGCGTTTGCCATTGCATCTCGATCACTATCCGATGCAATTCAATTGGATGCTCAGAAGCACCCAGAAGAAACCATCTGGGAAGCTGTGTAATGAGCCGCCCTCTTAAGTCCATATCAATAGCGGCACCCGCGATACTTGGGATAAACACCCAGTCATCGTCGGTAAATCTACAGGATGGTTTTGCGTTACAAGCAGACAACTGTATCATCGATAAGTTTGGACGGCTGGGTTCTCGTAAGGGATGGGACTTAAAGACCACACAACTAGCAGGCGGTGGTTCTTCTGCCGCTGTAAACTTAGTGGGCATGCATCACTTCATCGACTTCACGGGTGCCAAGACAACAATCAGTTGGAGTGACACACAGTTCTACACGGGTTATACCACCCTGACTGCCCTTGATGTTACAGGTGCTTCGGCACAGAGCCTATCGACTGGTAACTGGATGGCAGCAACCTTGAATGATCTTGCCTACTTCTTCCAAGAGGGTTATCGTCCATTGGTATATGATCCCGTTGCTGGCACATTAAAGCCAATGCAAGACCTTGACTTTACGGGCGCTATAGCAGCGGGTGATGGCTCTAGTGGAAGTAGTAGCCCAACCCAGTCAGCAAACATCACCACTAACATTGCAGCCATACCTCAAGGTGGTTTTGTGATGTCCTCCTTTGGGCGCTTGTGGGTTGCTAAGATTGGTGGAACTTTGGGCAATAAAACTAAGGTCTACTTTTCAGATGTAAACGATGGTCGAGATTGGACACAAGGCACCGCTGGTGTTCTCGACATTGCAAGTGTATTCCCCAAGGGTACCGACCAGATTACGGGACTAGCAACTCAGAATGGCGCACTGGTAATCTTATGTAGGAACTCCATCGTCATCTATGATGATCAGGTCAATAACTTTAATGATACCATAACGGTGACGAATCTAACCCTCGCAGATATAATCTACGGGGTCGGTTGTATAGCGGCAAAGACAATAGTTAATACAGGTGAGGATGTTCTCTTCTTGGATTCCACGGGTGTTAGATCACTTGGTCGAACCATACAAGAGAAGTCACGACCCATGCGAGATGTCTCCATGAACGTCCGTGATGATTTACTTGATGATGTATTAGAAACAAAGAACACAACCAATGTAACGATAGATGAAATTACCGCCATCTATTCACCCATTGATGGTTTCTATCTGTTATCTTTTCCCACACGAAAGAAAGCATACTGTTTTGATACCAAGGGTATTCTTGAAGATGGTTCATTTAGGGTAACAACGTGGTCTGATGTTCCTCATATATCATATGCTTTTGATCCCTTATCGGACGTTATAAACATTGTAGGCGCTGCTGGTATTGCAGAGTACGAGGGTTATACCGATTATGGGCTGCCCTATCCAATGACATACTACACGAATCATTTTGACATGGGTGATGCCTCAGTTACTAAAATATTAAAGAAGGTAGGTTTGGTTTTACTCGGCTCAAATGCTCAAAGTTTTAACATAAAGGTGTCTACTGATTACCAATCACGATTTGAAACCTACCCGCACCTTGGGTCGGCCTCTGCGTTTATCGCTGAGTATGGTCTTTCAGAGTATAACATTGCAGAATATTCCTCTGGTATTGCTCTGGAAAATATTGCCTTACCCGTGGGTGGTTCTGGTACAGTGCTTCAAGTTGGTTTTGAAACGATCATTAGTGGGCAAATACTTAGCTTACAAAAGCTTAACATATTAACTAAAATAGGAAGAATGCTTTAATGAGTAATTACACAAAACTAGTAGATTATGCTGCTAAAGACTCCCTCAGTAGTGGTACTCCCCTTAAGGTGTTATCCGGTACTGAAATCAACACTGATCTAGCCGCAATAGCCGTGGCTATTTCAACCAAGGCCGATACCGCTAACGCCACACATACAGGCACAAGCGCCTTTGCTGCCATAACGGCTAACTCGGTAGTGTCCACCACTTTAGCGGGTGCTCTGACGGGTAACGTGACGGGTAACTTAACTGGTAATGTAACTGGAGATGTAACTGGAGATGTAACTGGAGATGTAACTGGAGATGTAACTGGCAGTGCAACCACAGCAGCCACGGTAACAACCGCTGCACAACCAGCGATTACCAGTGTTGGTACGTTGACATCATTAGCCGTCAGTGGGACTGTAGATGGTCGTGATGTGGCAGCGGATGGTGTAAAGTTAGACGCAATGGCTTCTTTCTCAATAGGTGACACTGGGCCTGCTGGTGGGCTTGTGTTCTATGTTGATCATACGGGAATGCATGGTCTTGAAGCACATCCCGTTCAGTACGGTACTACGATGTGGTATGACGGGACTTACGATAATCTAGATGCCCGTGCAGATGGTATCGGTGGTGGTTATGCAAACACACTGATAATAGTTTCAGCGCAAGGAGAGGCGTCCAGTGCGTCTGCTAATGCAGGATCTTCGGCGTCAGCAGCACAAGCTTGCCATGGTCATTCTAGAACCGTTAATGGCATTAGATATGCGGGTTATTACTTGCCCTCTATTACCGAGTTACAGTTAATGCGTACCAATTTATACCTTAATGGTGTAGGTGGTTTTAGTTCCGACTCTTACTGGACTTCAAACAATAACGGTAACGGCGGCTCTGGCAATAGCGGCCCTTCAGAGGGAAAGGTGGTGACCTTTAGCAACGGAAGTCTTGGGCTGACTGCCGTTTATAACCAAAAGCTCTATCGCGCAATTCGAGCATTTTGATTAACATGAATAACTTGAACAAAACTAACACTTGGAGATACAACTGTGTTTAAATTTATTGACAAACTACTAGGAAATAAAGAAGCCGAACAAAGAAAAACAGAAGGTGCTGAATTTCAACCCTACACGCTAACGTCTGGGGCTGGTTCAAGCGGAGCAACTTTTGATGATGATGGAAACATGACCGTCAGTGCTCAACTTAGTGGGGCTAATCAACAAGCACAAAATAACGCCCTAAATAAGTACAATCAATTAGGAGGCCAAGTAACAAATATGGCTATCCGCAGTGCCGATCCCTTTATGAATCAACAGTTTGAATCGGCAAACCAAGGGATGACTGGTGGCATGATGGGTACCAACTTCAGCGGTCAACCGTTTGACGTTGGTCAGGCCACTGATGATTACTTTCAGCAGGGCTTGGGTGTACTTAACCCACAGTTTGCACAACAGAATGCCAACCTCGCTCAGTCCCTTCAGGGTTCTGGGCGCGGTGGTCTGATGTTAAGCTCTGGTGCCATGGGTGCTGGTGGTGGCGGTATGGTCAATCCCGACATGTATAACACGGGCGCGGCTCAGAGTAATGCACTGGCTAACCTATATCAACAGTCACGACAGTCAGCCTTGGGTGAACAGAATCAGATGTATAACCAAGGGTTAAGTGCGGAGCAGCAAAGAATGCTTGCTGGTGGACAACTGTTTAATCAAGACCTTGCAACAGGTCAGCAGAACTACAACCAAAACTTAGGTGCCTTTGGGGCAAATCAAGATCAACTAACCAACTATGCAAACCTACAGAATCAACAATTGCAGAACTACGGTATGTTTAATGCAATGGAAAGCGACTTAATTGGACAAGGATTATCGGCAGAACAGGCCAGAGCAGCGGCAGCGGCGGGATCTACTTACATGCAACCAGCCTATGAAAGCACAGCGTCCAAGATTTTTGGGTCAGTAGCTAAAGGTTACGCGAAGTCAAAGTTCTAAAGTGGGGTAAGCCAAGCAAACCAATTGAATAATAGAGGAATTACAATGGCTACAAATTACGGCAACATGTTTGGCACATCTTTCGCAGACATTAATGAAAGAAGTGCCAAACAAAGAAGGAAAACTCTACAACGTATTTCAGCAGACGCGGCAACGGGGCATGCTCCTGTACTAAGCAGCGGCCTTGCTGCGCTGGGAGGTATGTTTGGAATGAAGCTAGCTGAGAAATTTAGTGACGACCCTGAAGTGTCGGCTGAAAACGAGGCTATCACAGGGCAAGAAGCAGCTACGGCTGAGATAAGAACTCTCATGCAAGACATGACTCCAGAGAATACTCTAGCCGCCGCACAGATAGCCTTCAGACAGGGAACTCCAGAGGGAGATAAGGCGGGTGCTCGTTACTTAAACCTAGCTCAAGTTATG